AGCCCTTGGGGTATTGCCTCTAAAAGATAATTTTATTTTATTATACCAATTCATATTAATATCTTTGTATATCGCTTGGGTATAGTTGATGATCGAAACCTGAATTTTTAACGTTCGAGGATCCTACAGATAGTATTTCTATAATTTTTTCGTATGCTTGGTTTTGATTAAACTCTTCATTTCCTGTATCTTCTATTAATATATCAAGAGGAGCAGTCGCTCTATACCTAATCTTATCCTTAACTGATTGAGCTTTTTTATACCAAGACATCTTTACCTCTCCATTTAGTTATATTGATTTAGCCCATGGAAAATCCGCTTGAGCTTCTTGGATACTTCGATATCCAGAAGCAGGATCTCCATCATTTGTGTATAATATTGATCCATTTTCGTATACTGAAAAACTCCCATCTGATTCTCTCCTAATAGCCGCTTGAGAATTTTCTAGTTCTATATCATTTATAGAAGTACTTCTACTATCGTATGGATATTGATTACTATCTAAATAAGATAAGATACTTTTTTTATTTTCATTAACAGAAGATACAGCCATTTTTTCTTGACTTGTTAGTTTTCTGTTCTGGGATTCGGCAGATGCATAAATATGGAATAAAAGAGCATCTGCGTCTTTTAATTGAGCCATAACCATTTCGTAATATTTATCCCCTTTACTCAGCATTGATTCATTTTCTTTTAGATCTCCACTAATTGGTTGAGTTTTTTCAAGACCATTAAATCTAGAAGGAATATTTTGTAATTGGCTTTTCTGAGTATTACTAGGAATGGTAGTCTTTTCATTATCCATCTGAAGTCCTACATATTTATCCCAAAAAGATGTATCTCTCTTTTCTGTTTCAGCTTCTTTAAAAGCTTCTAAATGTTTTTGGTCAAAAGCCTCAGAAACAACATTAGTTACACTATTTATAGGAGTATTCCATGTATCCAATCGTTTTTCGTTGTACATTTTTTTAGTACTATCTAAAGATCCTTCTGTTATCTTTTCATCAGCCCCTTTTCTAGATGCTTCTAATTGATTCTCATAAGTAATCGTATTATCATTGTTTTTTCTATTACTTTTATCTTTATTAGTATCTAAATTGACTTCAGTAGTTACATCCGGAGATTCGAATCCCATCTCTTTATTTTTTTCTTCTAACATCTTATTATAGCTAGTATAATCATTTTTAGCGTATTTTGTAAGATTGAACGGTTTTTTCATTTTAAAATCCTCTAATGAATATTTTTAATTAGTTTTTTATTTGATAACAATATATATTTCCCTATTTATAAGAATATATCCTTTTAATTTTTATATTTTTTTATTATCTTCCTCCATAGGCAAGAGATCTCTTTTCTAGAGCCATAGCAACTCTTTGTCCAGGTCCGGTCCCATAAGGAGTTCCTTGCATAGACCTCCAAGTTATGTTCTGCTCAATACCTCCGCAAGGACTTGAAACTAGCCTTCCCTTTGGTAATTGATTAATAGTATAATTTTGAGCCGCAAAACACGCTCCAGCTAAACAATCGACAACATCATCTGTTTTTGATCCATCTCCGTCAGTCATAGGATAAACTTTATACGCATTAGGGGTATATTTTCTTTGTAATTCACACATTTCTGATTTTAGAAGAGAATAATAAGGAATTATTAATCTTCCCATATTAACTAATTGTTCTAATTCATTGTAAATAGCACATTTATGTCGTTGCCCAAATTGAGTTAGTTTATGAGGAATTCCAGCTTTTTTTAATTTTTGAACGCTAGATTGATGATTCCATTGGTCGTAAGTAATCATAGCCAAAGGAAATTTTCTTTTTAACCCAACTACATAATTATCGACTTCATCTATTTGAATAGGTTTTCCGGGCAATGGATGCCAATGCTTCATATGATCTACTACAATTACATAATCCATTTTTTTTGTATCTTGATTTATATAATACTCTCTATGAACAATAACTAACGCATAGTTATGGCTACTAGTGGCAGGATCTAAATGAGCAAAATATTTATTTCCACGAGTCCCAGAAGATACATTCTCTAGACTATTATCAAAACACATATCAACATAGTCTGCTATAAAGAAGTTTTGACCTGCCGTTCCGCTAAACTCTGCTCCAAATTCCATCATAAATTCTTCATCCGTCATATCTATATGTTGAAGTCTTAAAGATTCTCTTGTATGAGTCGGGTTCACTTCCCATGTCGGGAGCCGACACGCCAACCTCTTAGGACTTTCATCAGCAGTAGTAAAAAGATTGTAGAATTTTCCTTCTTTACCTCTTGGGGACGAAATACTAATAGTTTTACCATCATATTGCCTATGAGTTATAACTCTTTGACCATTCTCGTCTAAAATAAAATCTCCATTCTCATCCGTTTTATAAGTTTTTCTACAATAAGTACTTAATGTAGGTGTCAAAGCAGCGTATATCCTATCTCCTGATGAGGCCCCTCCTGTTTGCTTATAAGTCGCAACTTCATCAAGAATAAGAACTATACATCCTTGTCCTAAAAGAGAGTCTGAGTTACTATGCCCAACAATAATCCCAACAGATCCTTTCTTAATAGGCATTTTTTTAGATTTAAAATATTTATTATCTTCCTTGTCTTTAGGAGTTAAAAGATAAAAAGCTGACGCTGTTAATCCTTCTTGGATGAATTTATCAGCAAAATAAGGAGAATTTAAAATCCTTGATTTGATTTCTGTAAAAGCTAAACCCGCCTGAGAGGTCGAGTTTGCTATTGTTAGAATATTAATTGTATTAGCGGGAGAAAGTTCGTAAAGAACATATGGGTCTCCACCTTCGCATTCTAATAATTTCATTGATTCGTAAGTTGCTATTAAAGATACTAAGAAGTCCTTACTAGCCCTTCGTCCCCATACTAATACTAATTGATCAAAAATAGTTTTATTATTATATTTACCTAATACATCTCCTTTTTCCTTATCGACTAGTCCTAATTTCTCGCATAATTTTATTTCCTGTTCAGTTAGTGTTATATTTTTATTACCAATTGTCCCTCTGTAAAAAACTTTTAATATCAATTTCTGAACAGGATATAATTTTATAGGATTTGATCCGTAAGGAAGAGCCAACCAATCTTCGCCTTCACAAAAAGTAATAATATCAGGGATATCTTTTTTCCCATCATCGCTTATGTCTAAAATATTTTGTTGCATTTCGGATAAAATGCTATTTAAATCTTCACCTTTTTTTTGTTTTTTTGCCAAATTATTCTCCTACTTCAAAAAATATATCGCAGTATTCTACATCTTCTATATTTTCTATATCGATTATATAACCAACTAAAGAAGACAAGTACGCAAAAGAACATTTAACTTTTATCCCCTCAGCCTGTAGATACTCGTTAACTTCTTCGCTAGTTTGTCCTACTAATAATTGAAAACTTAATACAACATTTAGCAATGTTTGAGTAGGGGTTTCATGTCTTTTGTTTATATCATTTTTGACTTGATTAATTTTGCCTAATAATTGAACTTTATTAGCATTGTTAGGAGAGATATCTGATATCTCAAGATAATTTTGCATTGATAATATCGTATCGTTTAAATCGTCTCCATTATCGTGAATATCCGCTAATAGATCAGATAAAGTTTTATAAAAAGATTGAAAGTCTGTTGGCATGTTCTGTTCCTCTATCTATGTCCAAATAATATCTTTAAATATTCTTGGAGAGAAGACTTGTGTATTGTTTCCGTCATCAAAGACTTGAGTAATCTTGAAGTAATATACTTGCCCTCTGTTTAAAAATTGATTTGTTTTGCTTTGGTATCTAATCCTTCTTCCTTTAAAATTAGAAGGAATTCCATTCGCTAACAATTGAATAAATTCATTTTCTTCTTTTTCGTAGAGCCAATTCCCTATTTGTCCGTTTTCGCTGCTAATATTAAAAATTATATTTAAGAAATCTTTATCATCAGAAACTAGTAATCTAAAATTGTAAAAAGCAAATGTTGATGATTGCTGCAGTAACTCAAATTCGAATTCCCAATAACCTTCTTCTAAAATATTTTCGGAGTCTATTGGGTTTTGGAAATTAACAACTTCTGTTATTAATTCGCTCAATTTATATTCCTCTTCCGATAAGTAATCATTAATATCAGGTGTTGCCTTGGATAAACCTGTATATAAATTCTGTCTTTGAGGATATTCTATGAATTTTTCAACTAATCCTATTAACTGGCTTTTTCTGTTTTCTTCTTTATTATTCTTAAATAATTGATTAGTTTTATCTAATAACGCTTCTTCTATTTCTATATTTTGGGTGTCTACCACTAACTGAAAAGCTTCTTCAGTCTCTTTTTCTTTCTTGTAAAGATATGACATATTTCTTGAAAGGTCTATCGACTGTAATCTCCATGACTCATTCTCGTCTATTAATCCGCTATCTACTTCTTCCTGAGCAGGAAAAAATATTTTCACTAAAGGGTCTCCGAAAAATGATATTGTCCAATCTAAGAAGGGAGTGCTAAAGATCATGGCTTCGCCTATCGTTGATCCGTTTTTAAGAGATTCGAAAAATGGACGTAAATTTAACAATCCCTCTATAGACGGATTAGACATCGCCCCTGCTGTCGCTATATAACCTGCGTCCATAGCTAAAAAAGGCCATCTATTGCTAGATACATCTCTCATAGTAAATCCACCATCGTAATCGGCATTATAGAAAAACCCTCTAATCGCATTGCTTTTTCTAAAGAAAGACGATGAAGCTCTATCTGTAAACCAAGACCACGTAAAAGAGTCATCATTTACGAAAGGAATAATAGAATCTATATAAGGGTCGATAAAAGAAGTACTATAAATAGATAAATTTAGCGAAGGCAAAGTTAGGTTAGAAAATTCTAGCATTAAATCCGTATAATCATCGGCTTTAGATCCTATCTTGTCAGAATAAGGATCAATATAAAAAATTCCATTAGCAAATAATTGTTTATTAGCTATCTCAGCATTATTTACAAATTGCTTCGCTAATAACAAATTAGGAGCATCAATTCTGGAAACAATTAATGCCTTTTCTGCATCAGAAGAGTCAAAACGACTAAAAACTTTTCTATTAAATAATTCATTTTCATATTTGGCGGAGAAGGTATGATTTATTCTAGATATGCGAGACGTAGAGGATATTATATTATTAGAATTTAGATTATAACCTCCAGGAATTTTATACCCTAGAACAATACCCCACACATTCATATCTAGTAGATCACTTGAAGATAACGCTTCTCTTAAGGGATTTAATAAATTCTTATTAAAAGTTCCTTCTGATAATATTTCAGAAGTATCTTCCATTTTTATCCCAACTTTTTGACCATCAACCTGCCAGTATATACCTTCAGAAGTTGTTCCGCTATTCCCAGAAGGATTATTGGAGGTTGTGTCCATATCGTGAATATTTGCATAATAATTAGCGAAAGACTCACTATCAGATATAATAGAATCTTCCAAAACATATACAATAATAAAATTTTCTTTGTTTATAGCCATATCTTTATTATTTTCGGCAAAAAAAGGAGAAAAACCTTTAAAATAAACAAAAAGCCCTAAATAAATTAATATATAGGGCTTTTTAAATTCTATTTTTTATTATTTTTTTGAAATTATTTTCCGCTAGATCCGAAGCCTCCAGTTCCTCTACTGGTTTCTTCTAATTCTTCAACTTCTATAAAATCCATAGATATAGTTTTTTTTATAACCAATTGTCCTATCTTGTCGCCTTTTGCATATACTTTAGCTCCTACTCTTTTAGAGCCTATTAAGTTAAATCTTAATATAATTTCCCCTCTATATGGTTCGTCTATTAAACCTAAACTATTGCATAATTGAAGATTATACTTACTAATAGAAGATCTAGGATAGATTTCAGTATGATATCCTTCTGGGGGCTCAATAGCTATTCCAGTTTTATATTGTATATAAAGAACGTTATCATTATCATACTTTATTTCTGGATCAGAAATAGCTACTAAATCATATCCAGCGTCTTTTTCATTAGCTTTTTGAGGTAAAACAGCATCTTGATGTAATTTTTTAACTTTTATCATATTTTCCTTTTTTTAAAATTATAATTTATTTGTGGCTTAGCATTTGGAGAAACCACAGGTGCATTGAATACATCCTTCTATTCTTATTAATTTCCCTTTACATTCTGGGCATTCTTCTCCGCTTACCGCTGAGTTATCTGAAATATACTTTTTAAGAATTCTACAAACAGCTTTTGCAAATCCCATTAAATCTCCTTCTGTCTTTTCTAATTGATGGACTATAAAATCGATACTACATCCATGTCTTAGGGAAGCAGAAATTAATCTCGTAATAGCTTCTTGCTCTTCGTCAATATTAGATGAAATATTTTCATAGATTGTTTTATTATCATCTTCTATGTCACATAGACGGTAAACCCCTCTTTTTTGTTTCTTTATAGAAGCTTTTTTAATATCCTGAGGGACATGGCATCCTCTTCCCGCAAAAACTTCATATGGCTCTTTACCGTTCAATAGACCGATAATAACAAAATATTTTTGACCTTTTACCGTAGGATGATAGATGTCGCAAGGTAAAGTTTTAGGTCTTTTTGGAGAATCTGTTTGGATAATATGATTTTCGTCATCGCCTGTTGCCTCTTCGCTCACTAAAACTCCAGTTCTACATCCGTCTCTATAAACAGTAAAGCCTTTGCATCCCTTTTCCCAAGCTCTCATATATACTTCCGCCACTAGCTCTTTAGTCGCATCGTTTGGTAAGTTGCAAGTTTTAGATATAGCATGACAAATCCATTTTTGAGCTGCGGCTTGAAGATCTACACTAGCTACCCAATCAATATCATTTGAAGTAGCTTTATAATATGGAGAATCTTCAATATTAGTTTTTCCTGTTATATCCATCCATTGCCTAAAGCCAGGATGATAAACATCAAATTCTTGCCAAGAATCTCCATTATCATCTACAAAATCAACTCTTGGATTAATATCACTTGGGTTTATCTTTTTTCGTCTTTTATATTTTACCATAAATACAGGTTCTATCCCAGAAGTTACTTGAGCTTCTATAGAAATAGACCCTGCAGGAGGAGTTGTTGTTAAGGCGACATTTCTTCTACCGTATTTTTTATATAATTCAAATAATTCAGGATCTTCTTTCCAAATTTTATCCAAGAAATTAATATCTTTTTCTATCTCATGGGAAAATATAGGAAAAGTTCCTCTTTCTTTCGCTAATATAACTGTACTTTTATAAGCATTAAGACATAAATTTTTATAAATCTTTTCTGTCATTTTAATCGACTTACTAGATCCATATGTTATATTTAAAGAAGCTAATGTGTCTCCTAAACCTGTTATGCCTAATCCTGTTCTTCTTCCATTAATACATGTGTTTAATAGTTTCTGCCAAGTTTCTTTTTCTATAAATTTTATGTTTTCAGGTTCTGGATCTGAATCAATTTTTTCTAAAATTTTAGTTATTAATTCTATTTCAAGATCTACCATATCGTCCATCATTCTTTGAGCTTTTTGAACCATCTCTGAAAATTTCTTAAAATTAAATTTAGCATTATTTTTAAATTTGTTCTCAACAAAAGAATAGAGATTAATAGCCAGAAGCCTACATGAATCCGATCCCATAACAATTTCTCCGCAAGGATTACATGCTGTATCATAGAAGGACTTATCTATTTTTCCATAATTATTCGATACGCTATTTTTGATAACTGTATCCCAGAATAAAAGTCCAGGCTCAGCAGATTCCCAACTTGATTCAATGAAGTTATCCCATATTTCTTTTGCAGAAACTTTTTGAGAAATAGATGGTGTTCCTTCTACCGGCCACCTTAATTCGAACTCATCATCATTCTTGACAGCATTTAAAAACTCATCTGTAACTTGTATTGAAATGTTTGCTCCAGTAACTTTAGTCTTATCTCTTTTTATATTAATAAAAGTTCTAATCTCTGGATGATGGACGTTTAGAAGTAATATTTCGGCTCCTCTACGTCCGTTTTGGGCAACTTCTCTGCAAGTGTTACTATAACGTTCCATGAAGACTCCAATTCCATCTGTAGTCTTAGCAGCGTTGTTAACAACTAGTCCCTTAGGTCTTAGGGTGCTTAGTCCCATCCCTACCCCACAACGTCTTTTCATTAATTGAGCTAATTGTTGATCTGAGTAAAAAATACCTCCATAGCTATCGTAAGGAGGTTCTATCGAGAAACAATTACCTGAACTTTGGATATGGAAAGGATTTCCAATTGCACTCATTGGAGAACCTTGAGGAATGATATATTCGAAATTGTCAATTAAATTAAAAATTTCTTCTTCTGACATAGGGTTTTCATATTTCGCTTCTATTCGTGCAAATTCTTTAGCCAATCTTTGATGCATTTTTTTAGGAGTGTTCTCTAATATATACCCTTCTTTATTTTTTAAGGCATATTTATCTACAAAAACTTTAGCAGCCAAATCATCCCCTTTAAAATAATCAGTACTATCTTTTAACGCTGTTTCGTATGTATAAATTTCATCATTTAATATCTTAACTAATAGATCTTCTACTTTCTGGTAATTATCTTTTGACATCTTTTCTTATTACTCCATATTTTTAAAAATTTTAGTTTCTAATTCTTTCCTAGTGTAAATCTTATTCATATTTACTAATATTTTATCTAGTTTATTTTCACTATCAAAAACATTATTTCTAGAACAGTTTATAATTTTTCTTCCAGAGTTGCAATTTTTGACCCATTCTAATCCCTTAACGCAATTAGGTAGAGTTTTTTCATTGTGCATAGGATTTTTTCCATAAAAATCTGTTTTTCCATCATTATATTGACAATCCATTCCTAATAAAATTATTGGATCACAACCTAATGAATAAGCTAGTTCGAAAGCTAATACCCCAGACGTTCCTCTCCCATATAGCTTATCGGGATTATTAACTAGTTTAGGTTCTTTTCCAGAAAGTTTAAAATGAAAAAACTTTTTTTGAGGATCCGCATGATCTCTGCAAAATTTTATAGATTTTTGTTTAGCGATTTGTTTTCTTTCAGAATACCATAAACTCATATCTTGCCATAGAAGAATAGTAGTATCCATTTTGTAAAAAGATCTATTAATTCCTATTGTGAATAGATTTTCTAAGATAGATCTATTATTGGGGGATAATTGTTTCTCTAGGGAAGGTCCATTACCTATAATAAAACAGGGAACATCTTTCAAAGACATTCCCCATTTTTTAGGATAATTATCTACTTTTTTTCTTTTAGGAAGTTTTTCCATTCTTCAGGCATCCCTTCTTTATACGTCAAAACAGTCTTTCTGTAGTCTAATTTTGTAGGTTTCTTCAATAATTTTAAACCTGCTTCTTCTGGAGTTCTATTATCTTTAAAAGAATTAACTTTAGCATCACAACAGACTATATTTTCCCAACTTCTTTTTCCTCCTTTAGATTTCGGTTTAATATGATCTAAATTACCACTCTTTAAAGATACTTTCTTACCCGAATATTGACAGATATATCCGTCCCTTTCAAAGATTGATTTTTTATTAATATTCACTTTATAAACAGGAATATCATTAAAATGAGTTAGAACAATAACTTTTGGAATTCTTAAAGAAAAGTGAGAAGTTGTTATATATTCTTCTCCTTCTTTTGGGGGAGTCTTAGCCCAATCATCCCATCCATTGACTTCATAATTATCGACATCAATGAAAGCTGCTCTTTTTCTATATACTAAAGTGAGAGCATCTATAACTGTCTGGATTCTAATTGGATTCCAAGACTTATTTAGGATTAAAACTTCTCTATCTAATATTTTTTTCATTATTTTCCTTTCACTTCAATGTACTTTTTCATAACATTTATAAAGTCTAAATCATCAGAGATGATTTTTATATCCATTACCCTTTGATAATTCTTACATATTTTTAACATATTTATCGCAACAAATTCATATTCTAAATTATCTGTCCCTAAAGGAGGAATAGCAATAGATTGAATATCATTTTTTAGAGCTTCTTTAAATATGTTATTTAAACATAATGTTAAATTATCTATTTTTATGAAATCATTAGGGTATCTTGACAAGATAGTACTATATATATTTTTTACACTTCTTCTTCTTAACTGGTAAGCTCCTGTCGAGAAACAATCCCCGACTTTAAAATCATTTTTTTTAATTTCTTTCTTGATATTTTTATACAAGTTCCCCCCAGACTTAATAATTTTTGCAGAATAATTTTTATTCAAAATTCCACATAGATTACAAGGGCAGACTAATACTTCTGACTTAGGGTATGTAATATCACCATTTTTAACTATTAACATAAATAATTACACTTTTCAATGATTTTTGATATTTTCGTTGTTTTTAAAATTTTCTACTATATAGTTTATATTGTCGAAATACTCTGGATTTCTCAATATTTTATCTTTAATCCTGGGTATAACTTCATTATAGATCTTGCTAACCTTAGATTCAGACATGCCAATATCTTTAGCTATATTTTCCATTGTACAATTATCGTAGAAATATTTATATATAATTTTAGCTTCTATTTTAGAAAAATCTTTCCCAATTAACTTGCTTAAAAATTCTTTTCTTAAAATTTTATTTTGGGGAGGTTCAGTAGAGCAATCAATAAAATTAGAATTACAATCTTGCTTAATATTAGAGTATTTATCAGAACTTCCATCTTCAGAATAGATAACATCAATACTAAAAGCAGACGTTGGGACATATTTCTTATTATTTTTATAATAATCAGTAATATCGATATCTAAATGTTTTAATAATTCTTCGTCAGAAACTTTTCTACATTTTTCTGATTGTAGTTGTTGCCTTGCTTCTTCTATCTTATTATACTTTATTCTTACGCTTCTGGGGATTCGATCTTCTTTTCTTAATCCATCTATCATTGATCCTTGTATTCTTATATTGGCATAAGTTGAGAATTTTAAGCCTCTTTCAAGTTCAAATTTTTCAACCGCCCGATATAACCCATCAACCCCAAATGAAGCTAGTTCATCAGGAGGGACTTTCCAATTCATCCTTTCTGCCATTTTATAAGAGATTTTTTGGACTAACGGATAATACGTTTCTAATAATTTATTCTTAATTTCTAAACTGTCTTTATCTTTTTGATATTCTTTCCATAATTCAATATTATCGTCTGTTGTTTTTTTGTTCATAAGTAGCTCCTTTTAATAATATAATAATATACCTATTATTATATTATTAAAACTACCACTTTCAATTTTTATTTAATAAAAAATTAATGAAAATAAAAAAAATTTGCAAAGTGGAATAATAAAAAATAAGATAATCAAAAATTCCAGCAAGATATAATTTATTTATAAGAGAAATGTAAACAATATATTAATAGAAAGGCAAACAATGATAATTAAAAGTGTATTAGATAATGACCTTTATAAGTTTAGTATGATGAATTGTGTTTTGGAGCTTTTTCCAAATGCTATTGCTACTTATAAATTCAAAAACAGGGGAAAACAAAAATTTAATGAAGAATTCCTAAATTTGCTTAAAAAGGAAATTAAAGAATTGGAAAAATTAAGACTAACTAATGAAGAATATCTTTGGCTTAAAAATAATTTTAAATATTTTACCCCTGGTTTTGTGGAATATCTAAGAAATTTTAGATATGATTTTTCGGGTTTCAAGATAAATCTTACAAAAGATAACGATTTAGAATTAGAATATACAGGAAAATGGGTTGATTACATCTTGTACGAAGTTAAAATAATGGCTATTATATCTGAGCTATATTTTAGATATATTGATACCGATTGGATTAAAAAAGGACCTAATGGGATGGATGGTCTTGATTGGGTTAATATTAATCAAAAGACTTTGGCATACGAAAAAATAGAAGAACTTTCTAATAGTGGTTGTACCTTTGCAGAATTTGGAACTCGCAGGCGTAGATCTCATGAAATTCAAGATTTAGTTATCAATCAGTTCGTAGAATATGAGAAAAATAATTCTAATTCTTCTTTCGTAGGCACCAGTAATTTATATTTTGCTATGAAATATAATATTAAAGCAATCGGAACCTATGCTCATGAACTTTGTATGGGAATGAGCGTACTTGAAGGGCTAAGGAACTCGAATTATTATACTATGCATAATTGGAAAAGAGTGTTTGGGTCTAATTTAGGAATTGCCTTAACGGATACGTATGGGACTGACGTTTTTCTAGAAAATTTTACCCTAGAATTAGCTAAAAATTATGACGGAGTAAGACATGATAGCGGTTGTCCCTTCGAATTTACAGATAAGATTGTTAATCATTATAAAAAAATGAACATAGATCCAATGAGTAAAGTAATTGTATTTTCAGATGGACTCAATATAGAAAAAGCAATTGATATTAAGAAATATTGCGAAGGAAAAATAAAATGTTCTTTTGGAATAGGAACATTTATGACAAATAATATCCCAGATAGTCCTTCTTTGAATATGGTAATTAAACTTTGGAGTATAAATGGCATTCCCGTTGTTAAACTTAGCGATACTCCTTCTAAGGCTATGGGAGATAAAGATGCTATTAGGGTTGCTAAATGGACGTTCTTTAATCAATCTTTGGATTAATAAGATTTATATTTTAAAACATTTCCATCCTTTTCCTAAGTATACTTAAAAAAATATATAATTTTTTTAAAAAATAAAGATTAATTTTCCAGCAAAAATAAAATAAATTCTATAATTAATATGACAAAGAAAAAATTAGAAAAATTATTCGAATTAGCAGAAGAACTCTATTGGGAAGAACAAAGAAAATCCGGAATGATAACTCCTATGCCTTTTGTTTGGGCTAAAAATAAAGAAAAAGGTCATTTCTTAGCCTTCTCCGCTTTTGGAGTAAATTCTAAGATAATGGAAAAAAAATTAAAAGAAATAATTTAAAAAGAGAATAATATGACTAAAGTTTCTAAAAAAAGATATAGAGAATTGACTGATGGTTTAGAATATGCTCTAACGGAAGTTTCAGAGATTAAAGAGGAAATAGCAGAAGTTGAAAAGGTGATGGATGACTGCTCTATCTGCAAAGGTTCAGGAAGGGTGGAAGATGGTTATGGGAATCTTAACCATAACCCTTGTGCTAATATGTTATATCGAGATTGCCCAAAATGCAAAGGAAAAGGTTACACTAAAAAATGAGTAAAGATATCGAAAATATCGTAAGGGGCGATAAGGTCCTCTACAAAGAAGAAGAAAAAATAATAAAAGACTTCTATCTAGTCTTTAATAGAGGAATTCGTAATAACGATATTATGCGTTTCATCTTTACCGATGGGACGACTAACGAAGATACGGGATTTGAACATATAAAGGAAATAGAAAATGACGAATAAAGACAAAATTAAAGATATTGAAAAGTGGCAAAAATCTCCTTATACTCATGAATTAACTTGTGGAGACCATGATTGCCTAGGAATTCTAAAACCTATAGAATTAGATGATAAAGTTATTCTAACATGTCCTAAATGTAGAAATTATGAACAATTATTCATTCCTGAATGTGTTTATAATGTTGATTATAAAAAATTAGAAGAACCCTATAAAATGCTTAATAAGCAAAAATCATATACAGACGCATTAAAATACTTAAATAGTAAAAAGATATCAGATTGCGGAGTTTTCAATGGAGTTACTAAGGCAAAGCATCTAGACGGTTCTGATTTTCTATTCAGATATTCTTTTATAGAAGAAGATGAAGAATTCTTATATATTTGGACAGAGCATTTTGGATATTATGTTTGGTATAAAGAAGATCTTTTATATTATAGTTTTAAAAAAATAAAAACAGACCCAAGAAATGAATTATGGACAATAATAGATGATTTTATCTTTGATCATGAGATAAGAGAAGAAAAAGATATAGAAAATGTAAAAGTTTCAAAAGAAGAATTAAATAAATTAATAAAAGAATTTTGTGACACGATAGGCTATCACGAAGATCTTTGAAAAAATAATTAACAACAAATAGAAAGGATAAAAATGATTGATTACCAAAAAGAAATAGATAATATAAGTAAGTGGCTTTTGGAGTACCAAAAAAATAGCGGATGTGATGGGTATATTTGCGGTATTAGCGGAGGAATAGATAGTGCAATCGTATCGTCTCTTTGCTGCGAAGCAGTTGGAAGAGATAAATTTATAGGAATATATCTTCCTTGTGAAAGTTCTCCTTCAATGGAAGAAGACAGTATTCAGTTGGCAGAGAATTTAGGGATAGAGCTAAGAGTATCTAATCTTGTTGATAGTTATAATGCTATTATACAAAAATTAGAAGAAGGAGGAGAAACCGTTAGCCAATTAACGAAAGCTAATACTAAGGCTAGGTTGAGGATGACATATTTGTTTGCTCTTGCAAACCAGTATAATTATCTAGTTGCGGGAACTGGAAATAGGAGTGAATTAGAAATTGGGTATTGCACAGTCGGAGGAGACCAAATTTGTTCAGTTGAACCTATAGGTAATTTCTATAAAACAGAAATTTTTAAGATGGCATCCTTAATCCCAGAAATCCCTCAAAGTATTATAACAAAAAAACCAAGTGCTGATCTTTTTGAGAATCAAACAGATGAGGACGAGCTTGGAATTACGTATGACCGTCTCGACCTAACATTGAGACACTATAACGGAGAGTTTGGAGGATACGACAATTATAAAGGAGATGTAACTCAGAAAGAATTTGATAAAGTTTCAGCCATGGTAAAGAAAGCAAGATTCAAAAATGAAGTCCCTCCTAGATATATCAGGTAGGGACTTTAAAATACTCATCTAATTGCTGTTGATTATTATTTCGTTTACCATATATAGAGTGAAAACCATTGTGGCATTCTTGGCATAGCACTATCCCATTGGAAACTTTTGTTCTTAGGTCTTCATTATCGGCATAACCTTTGATATGATGGGCATTTATTTTTTTATATTTGTTATTATCATTTTTCTTTGTTTTACATTTTCGGCAGATGTAATTATCTTTTTTATATACTTTTTTTCTCCATTCTTCATATCCAGGGAGTTTTCTATTAAGAATTCTATCTTCGTCAGTTAAATTTGGGTTATAATTATAGTTATTTTTTCCTGTTGTTCTTTTTATCCCACATTTATTACACCTGTGTCCGTCTTTAAAATCACTAAAAGATATTTTATTAATATCTTTACAATTACATCGATACTTCATTAATGACTTTGAGTTTATATATTTTTTTTCTAACAATTCGCAATCTTGCTCTTTAAAATAATTATAAACATATTTAAATGTGAATTTCTCATTGCCTCCACATTTCATACACCTTTCTCCTAATTTAAAATTAGATAGACGGATTCCACTTATATCTCCACATTTACACCTATATTTCATTTTAGTGTGAGAATTTATATATTCTTTTTCTAATAACTTACAACCTTGTTTCTCAAAATAGTCATAAACGTATTGGAAAGAAAATTGTCTATCTTTTCTAAGTTTTGTATTCGCACATTTTTTGCATCTTCGCCCTTGTTTAAAATTATCAAAATTTATCTCACTAATATCCCCACAGTTGCATTTATATTTCATTTTAGTTTTGCAATTTTTATATTCTTTCTCTAACAACTCACATCCATGATCGTTAAAATACTCTTTTACGCATTCGTAAGTTAATTTTTTAGGCATTTTTAATCTCCATAAAAAAAGAGCAAAGATCTAATTCCTGAACTGAACTAAAGGAAAGAGAAATTGCTCTCTGTATGTATAATTTAAATTTTAATATTAAAATTTTCCAAGGTTCAGTTCGAATATTTTAATAAATATCTTTAATAATTATATATTATATTTATTATCGTCAAATTCCTTTATTATTTTATCAATAAAGATTGAAAAGTGCAGATTTTTTCGATAAAATAAGAAGAAGAATTAAGATATTAAATACAAAGGACAAATAATGATTAAATTTATATTAGGTTATGTTTGGACTCAAATCCAAACAACAAAACATAAATTTTGGGTTTCTTATTATATCATAAAATATATAATAAAAACTGGACATATATATAATTATCGTGAAAAGTTGTCCTTCCTAAAAAGGGCAATTTTTCACGACTTAAGTAAATATAGATGGTCAGAAGCTAAGCACTTTGCTAAAACTATTTTTGATCTTAAAAATTCCACATATGGATCAGAAGAATATAAGGAATTATTAGAAATAATTAGACCTGCAATAGATCTTCATTACATAAGAAATAGACATCATCCAGAATTCCATAATAATGATTTCGGTAAAATGACCGTTATAGATGGAGTTGAAATGATTTGTGACTGGAATTCTGCATGTAAACGCCACAAAAATGGTAATATATCTAAATCTATTGAAATAAATCAAGAAAGATTTGGATATAGTAACAAAGAAAAAGCATTATTTTATCTAATAGTTTCTATTATTAATTAGCTAACCAGAAGGATTCTTTTTATTAATTTTCCATAAAGAACCTAATTTTTTCTTTTGTTTTTTTACTGCATTAGAAGTTATTTTACTTTGCAATTTTCCTGCTAATCCAGTATTTTTTCCTTCTCCAAATACTTTTATTCTATTATCTTTGTCCATATTTTCTTTTGTCATTTCAACAGTTTCTACTAATTCTTTGTTCACTAATCTTTGAACATAAGCTTCATAAATAATAAATAAGACAATAATTGCTATAATAGCTAATCCACCCCATGCTATTATCATAATATATTGACTAACAGTTATAGCTAATATAAGAATTGATATACTTGCTATTGCTCCTCCTAATCCCATTTTATTACCCATTACGAATAATGCCACGCTACCTCCAAATCCTAATATTGAAGCAAAGATGAGCCATTGTAATGTTTTTTTTGTCTCACTTTCGGATTTGTCTAGTCTTTCTAATGCTAAATCTCTTTCTTTAGCTATCTTTTTTAGGTCTTCATTTGTGTCTTCAACTTTATCTTTAGCAGTATTTAATGCTATTTTTGATATAGATAATTCCTTAGACAATTCTTTTATAGTTATAGTCTCTTCTCGAATTTCTTCCGCGAGCTTCTTAATATTATTTAAGTGAGATTGGATTTTCTCGTAAAAATTGTTTTTTTCTATTTTTTCCACTTCTTGAATAATAGAATCAGATTTTTTATTAATATTATTAGAAGATTTATCTATTTTATCAACATTTTCGTCAATAATTTTAGAGATTTGAGTCAATTCTTTACCAATTTTATAGTCACGAACGCTAGTATATCCATTTTCCTTTTTAGAAGATATACAACCGCTAAATAGTATAATTCCCGATAATAATAGTAATATAAGTAGTTTTCTCATACTTATATTATTCTTTAAAAATAAAAATAATCCTTTTTTTTATCAATCTTCATTATCTATCATATTGACTATTGTTATTTCTTTGTCCATAGAGTTTAAAAATTCTATTATACTCCATGTAGCCCCTACAACTATAAATCCAGAAAAAGGCCAAAATAAGTAAAATTCTTGATTATTCAGGTATAAAATAGTCCCTATAGCAATGTCTGAAATTAATGAACACCAAAAGCTTGTGCAAACGGTGCAATAAAAGACTTGAGGTAACTTCCAGTGAATTTTACTTAAAAGAAGTTGGATCCTCACCCTCCACGGCTTAATAGGCCATTCTTTCCCCTTTTCAGTCAAAGCAATAGCCATTCCAAATGATAAAATAGCCGAAATCATTAAACATATTAAAAAATTAATCATATTATCTCCTTTTATTAGTATTATATATTATTTTATCGGAAAAAAAGTAGGATTTTCTTAATTTATTTCGAAATATTATAATAAGACCTATTATTTTTCGAATTTATAAGGATTCATATGAAATTTTATATTACTACAAAATATTCCCAACAAGAAGAAATGGTATCTGGACAAGGTATCGACAACATGATCTTGACTGTTCAAGACATGCTTGGTAGAGGAGCCCCTACAGAATGGGATTATAGCGGATTTAATAAACATCATTATAATTATTTTTCTGATTTTTTTGGAATATCTCCAGGAACTCCTCTTGCAAAATCAAGAATAATACAAACTATGCAAGCCTTGAGAACCTATGCTCAAACCCAACTTCCTAATTATCAACAACTTAGAACAGAAGTAGCTCAGGATTTGAACTTAGTAGGAGGACAGGCACAAGATCCTCAAAATACTAATATTATAAAATATATTGCACCTGCCGCTTTTGACAAATTAACATTTTTTATTCCAAATTTTAGAAGTATGACAAAATCAAAAAGGATAATTGCTGAAAAAATGTCAGAATTATCTAATCAAGGAATGAGTCAATTCGATAAGCAAAGAGATAGGTTTACGGGAACAGAAGTTCATCCTACTTATAAAGGTATCGGTAAAAGTAAACAACACATGGATGCTTATGAGATTCATCCATTATTTATTGATGTTCTTGTCCCATTTTTGCAAGGAAAAGGATATGACACTACGGAAATGGAAGTCAAATCATCTCAATCTCCATTAGAAGGAGTAAGAAAACAAGAAATAACAAAAAAAATAACAGCCTTATTGAATCAAGATGGATCCGTTACAATAGATTATAATGATAATCCTGGTCCAAAGGTCAGAGAAGAAACTAAACTAATGAATTTTAGAGGAACTAGGGTGGAAGAAAATGGAAAATTTTCTTTTAAATGGGTAAATCCTAAACCAACAAGAGAATCTTTAGAACATATTTGCGATTTAACAGAGCCAAGAGGATATGATTGTTCAGAATTAAGGTCTATTATAAAACAACTTCCAGAAGATGTAGAAGGGGAAGATAGAAGAATACAAATAGAAGTCAGAGACGTATCTGATGATACTGGCAATAGATGGCATATGGGAATTAAATTTTTAAGAAAAGGAACATATGAAGGGGAAACTCTTAAAGATATTTTAAAATATTCATTTATTAACTATTCGAAAACACTAGACGAACCAGAAGGATCGAGATCTTTAAATAAGGATACATGGGAAACATATATTGCAGGAAATATGCAAGAATATATGAATTTTATCAGTTCTTTAAATAATAGAGGGTACGATTCTTCTATTGTTTCTCAAATTGTAGCTTCTCTAATCCAAAAAGGAATAATAAAACCTATGGAAGGAATAGGTTTCTTAGATGGGTACGGAACTAGAGAAAAATTTTACGAGGGAATAGATAGTTATAATCTACCTTTCGAATTATATCCAGAACAAAAAGAAGGAATAGCTAAGTTGTATTCCCATAGATCTTTCTTGAAAGGAGATGAGACAGGAGCTGGAAAATGCTGTGTTGGAGATACTAATGTGTTTATCAACGACAGAATATCTTCTTTAGAAAAAATATGGGAAGATTTTTCAGATAATATTAATATAGATAATGATGAAGAATGGGCAGATACAAAAAAAGATTTATATGTTCAAAGCATGGACCAAAATGGTAAAATTATAAAATCTAAAGTATCTAAATTATTCAGACAAAAATATAAAGGCAAATTGAGAAAAATAAAAACTTCTCATGGAAGAGAAATAACGACTTCTTTCCCTCATAAATTTTTAACCCAAGAAGGAATTTGGGAAAATAATGTAAAAATTGGAGATATTATATCTTCTCCATCTAAATTCGAATGTATAAATGATAAAAATGATATTAGTGTTGAGTTAGCAACCTTAATGGCGTGGCAGATAGCAGAAGGATATGAATCAAAGAATAGAGCAAGGGTTACTATCACCCAAAAAGATTTAAATATTTTAAATAATATTAAAAATATTTTTAATTCATTAGAACTAAAAAGACCAAATGGAGACAAAGCTAAATGCAGGATCAGGCAATATGGAGAAAAATCTTCATATTTAGAAATATCTAGCAAAGAATATAAAGAATTATTAGAATCGTATGGTCATAAATGGGGAAGACTATCCAGATATAAAGAGATACCATGGGTAATATTATCATCTAAAGACGAAGTAGCAAAGCAGTTTTTAAAATGCTATTTTGACGCAGAATCTAGTTCCCATAGGGGAACAATCGAAATTTGTTCGGCAAGCCACATTATAATAAAACAATTATCATTTTTATTAACTAGGTTTGGTATATATCATTCATTTAAGGAAAGATTTCAATCTGCAACTAATGGAAAAAACATTAAAAGAAAATATTATTATTTAAATATAATAGGAGAAGGAACTCAAAAGTACTTAGATGAAATAGGATTTGGATATTCTTATAAGACCTCTAATTGCGAGAATAATAAAAAAAGAAATTATAATAAAGGAGGGTTGTACCCTCTAGAGCATATTTTAAATCCATTTTATAAAAAATATCATATGCCCTATAGATCAATGGTTCCTCATAAAAAATATATAAGAGGAGAAAGATGGGCATCTAAGGATATCGTTAACGACATCATAGAAAATTTTAAAAATATTAAAAATGGAACGTTTTTAATGAATTATAAAAAATTAAAAAAATCTAAATGGACAGAAAAAACTTTAGAGATATATAGTAACATAAAAGAAGAAGATATTAATAATGTCATTAATCAATTAACTGATTTGATAAATACTGATTTATCATTTGAAAAAATTATTAAATTAGAGGAAATTGACTTTGAAGGATACATATACGACCTATCAATAAAAGGTTATCATAATTACATAGCCAATGGATTATTAACTCACAATACGGCACAGGGAATTCTAGCTGCGGATATGAGAATTAAACATTCAGGAGGAAGAACAGTTATCGTAACTAAAAATGCTGTTCAAGATCAGTTCATGGAAGCTATAGCTGAATTTTTACACTTAGATATTAATGATAGAACTCAAATTAGTGACAACGCTTCTGATAGATCCCAATGGACTGTTTTAACTTATCCTAAATTTGGGTCTCCCCAAACTAGAAAAGAATTAACAGACGAATTAGTTATGCAAACAAAAAACGGAGAAATAACTTGTTTACTACTGGACGAGTCTCATGGAGTTAAAAATGGAAATCCTTCTAGCAAAGCAGGAGGGAGAGTCGCAGCTAGAGGAATGACGGAAGAACAAACTAATCTCCAAATTAAAAATAGAGAACACGCCTCTAATAATACGACATTTAATATTCAAGACATATCTGCTAATGTTCCTTTTGTATGGGGACTGTCTGCAACAGTAGTTGCTAATAAGGCTATTGATGTTTATAATCAATTAAAAGCTATAAACCATCCTTTGGGACAAATGAGTTGGGGAAAATTTGCAGTAGAATTCGGAGCTATGGTTCCAGGAAGATTTGGATTAGAAGATGGGACAATAGATGACCAAATAGAAGCTGTTAATAAGTTAAAAGAGTTCATGTTTGATCATAAAGTATATGACGCTTTGAGTAAAAAACAATTAAATAAAGAAATGCCTGATCAAAACATAACAAAAGAAATGATTCCTATCGATCAAGGAAGACTCTGGTATAACGTAAATCAAAGGCTAAGTAAATATAAAAAACCAGAGTTAGAGATATCTCAAATGCAAGCTTTTAGAAACGAAATAGCGATAGAAAAAGTAAATACTACAACTCAAAATGTTCTTAATGTATTAAATCAAGATAGAAAAGTAATGGTATTTACCGATTTTAGAGATTCTTTACAGTCTTTGAGAGAAAATCTTCAAGGTCATTTAGATAAAAGACAAAGGGGAGAACAAGTAGTTAGCATCTATGGAGGAATGAGTAAGAAAAAAAGAAAAGAAGCAATAGATAGTTTTAAAAATGATCCAAATGCAAAAGCTATTGTTATTAATATTATAGCGGGAGGAACTGGATTAGATTTCCCTAATATTACTACAGATGTTTTTGTCAACGATTACGATTGGTCCGTAGCTAATGATGAACAAGCATTAGGAAGAGCTTATAGGATTAATTCTAAAGAAGATGTTAATGTCACCTACACGATTGCTGAAGGGACTCCTGATGAAGATTACTACGCTAGATTAGCTCATAAAAAGAGAATAGCAGATATCATTCATAAGATGTCTATGGAACAAGATGCTTTAATGAAAGAAGGGCATAGAAGAGGAATGAGTAAGCAACTTAAAGCTATTGAGAAAAAGCTTAATCAGGCTAAAAAAGAATTTATAATGATGGAAAAAACTGATAAGTCATTTGTAAAATCATTGCAGAAAAATATCAAAAATGATATAAAAAAAGCATCAACTAATAATTGGTATAAAAAAATAAAAATATCTTAAACAAAGGATTTAAAAATGGGATGTGCGTGCGGCAGGAGATCTAAAAAAACAACTAATGCTAAGAAAATTATATCTTCTGCAAATCAAAAAAGAATATTAGATATAAAGAAGAAACAATCTATTTGTGATAAATGTACATTTTCTGCTCCAATATCAAAAAAAATAGTTAATAGAAAAAAAACAAGAGTATCTGTAAGAAAAAAATGTAAATTACTTAATAAACCAATATCAGAAATAGTTATTAATTCTAGTATCAAATGTCCTAAGAATCACTTTTAAATTCTTCAGGATACTTAATCTTTAATTCATTTAATGCTCTCATATCCATTTTTTTATTAAATCTTGATTTTTGGTCGTCTATTTCTTTTTCGTCTTTTAATCTTTTAGAAGCTTCTTCTTCTGTTTCCCATCTTTCTCCGTTTAAACTAATTTCGATATTGTCGTCCCAATCATAGCTAGCCCAAAGATATAATTTTTCATATTTATCTTCGTAAACCTTTTTTAGATTCTGAAGATTCTCTATAGCTTCGCCAATACTTATTCTCAGAGTTTCTTTATTAATATTGTACTGTATTGTTTCTTGTTTTTTCTCAATCTTCATATAAATTATTATCCTTTATGTATTTTAAAATATATCAATATTTTTCTCATGTTTCTCTATGGTATTTTTCGCTAGCAATTTTTTTATGAGACACGATAACTTCTCCAGTTTCATCTTTTCCATACATATCTATCAATTCTTTTTT